TGGTTTTCTTCGACGGATTACCCCGGCCGCACGATGTCGTGGCGCCATGGAATCCACACGCACTTGAGCTACACGGGGCCGCGCCGTAAACTGCCATTATGGAAAGCGAGTTCAACTTAAAACCGAAAGAGATCGCGAAGCGTCTGACCGCGAACGAAAAAATCGCGCTCGTCGGTAAGAAACACGGGTTTAGCCCGCGCCAGGCGAACGCAGTCACAAAAGCGCGGTTGAATAACGCGCTCGCGGAACTCGCGGAAGGCAACGTCGCCAACGTGCAAATGTGGCTTGAGCAAGTCGCAGCCCGCGCACCGAAGGAAGCAATCGAACTCTACATGTCGCTGCTTGAGTTCAGTCAGCCGCGCCTAAAGGCGGCGCAGATCGTCGGTACGGCGAACCTTACGCCGAGCGACGGCAAAACGCTCGCGGGCATGAGCATCGAGGAATTGAATGTCATCGCAGAGCAAGGCTGACATAGTAATCAAGATAGAGAAAGCGTGCCGTCTTCGAGGCATCTGCCTATTCATGGATACGGACGGCGAGATTTACGGCATACCGGGATACCTCTGGCAAAAATACCCGCTGCTATCGCGGAACGTCTATGAACACCGCGAAGGAATCAAGCGATGGTTGAAGGTCCTAGCGACTCCATAAGGGCGGCAGTCGCACGCGACCTGATCCGTCGCAAAAGATGTTGGGAATCGCTGCACAGTTTCGCGCTCAATATCGACATCCCCACGGCGCCGAGCGGCGCACTCTGCCCCGACGAATCGCTGACCGGCCCCGCTGCGAGCCTACTCGCGAAACACCACTCGAAAATCCTTGAAGTCTGCGAGCGCACAGTAAAGCGTCCCTACGGTCGGGCAATCATCATGGCGCCGCCCGGCTGCGCCAAATCGACCTACGTCTCAGTGGTGACGCCTCCGTGGGCCATGGGCCGGCTGCCGGGGCAGCGCATCATTCTGACGAGTTACAATTCCACGCTAGCCGAACGGCAATCGCGCCGAGCGCGTCAAATTAGCTCAAGCAAGCTGTACCAGGATCTACGCGACCCGCCGACTTCGATTATCAAAGACTCCGACAAAGAGTGGAGCATGTCGAACGGCTCCGAACTGCTCGCGGCCGGTTTGATGGCGGGCATAACCGGATCGCGCGCCAATGGCGCAATCATTGACGATCCGGTAGCAGGCCGCGAGGAAGCTGACTCGCCGGCAGTGCGCCTCAAAACCCTGAACGCTTATCAAGACGACTTGCTGACGCGACTTCTGCCCGGCGGATGGTTGATTATCATCATGACCCGCTGGAATGAACAGGATCTCGTCGGAGAGATTCTGCCGCTAAACTACAAAGGCGAAAGCGGCATGATTACCTGCCGCGACGGACTTGAGTGGGAAGTGCTGAACCTGCCGGCGAAGGCCGAAGCGTTGGACGATCCCATCGGCCGGAAGATTGGCGATTATCTTTGGACCGAGTATTACCCGCCGAAGCACTGGCGGATGTTCGAGAACGGTGTCGGGCCGACACGGCAGCGCACGTGGTCATCGCTCTATCAGCAGCGGCCGACGCCGCAAGGCTCCGGCCAGTTCACTCGTGAGATGTTTCGCTTTTACGATTCGCCGCCGGAGGGCGCGGGCGCGTGGCCGAAGATTCTCTGCTACGACGCTGCCGTGACCGAAGGCAAAAACGACTTTACCGCAATGGGTGTCGGCGGGATCAACTCGGATGACGACTTGTACCTATTCGATTGGTGGCGCGAGCAGTGCGACACAGGCAAGGGCATGTCAAAAATGCTCGAACTCGTGGCCCGTTGGAATCTGCACATGGCCTTCAATGAAGGCGGAGTAATCGACAAGGCAACAAGGCCGCTCGTTGAGGTTTTGATTCGCGACATAAACAAAACCGCATCCGAAAAAGGCACGCGACGGACGTTCGTGGATCTGCGCTCGCTGCCATCGGTGGCCGACAAGATGGCGAAGCTGTCTTCGTTCCAAGGCCGCGCCGCGCTCGGGAAAGTCTACTTCCCGCGCAAGGCTCCGTGGACTGAAATCGTGATTGAGCAGTTGCTCTCCATGCCCGGCGGCCGGCATGACGACGACGCGGACGTGTGCGGCCTTTTCGGCCGGGCGCTGAACCAGTTCCATCCGCCCGCCCCGGTGCGCCAACACATAAAAACAGGGCTAAAACCCTTCACATCCGAGTGGCTGGAATACCAGGAAAACACAAAACCTGCGGTACGGTGGCGCTGACTTAACAGTTTGTGTATCCTTCAGCCTTCCTAACCGGAGACTGACCAATGTTCACCATTCTCGCACTCGTGATTGTTTTCGTCGCCGGCTGCGCCGTAGGCGCGAAGTCCGCTTCGACCGTGACCGCTGACCTCGCCATCGTGAAGGCCGATCTCGCCGCCGTAAAGGCGAAAGTGGTCGGTGAAGTCGCCAAGGTCGAGGCGAAAGTCTGACCATGGGCCTTTTCACCGTTGACGCGGAGCGCGAGCGCATCGCGCGGGAGAAGGCAGGCAAAGGCGTCGTGATGGGTCCGCCGCCGGAACCGGAGGAAGTTCCCGTGCTTGTCGAAGCGGGCAAGACTCCGCCGGCCGGTCCCGAAACGACTCTGGTCGAGAACCACTCACCCCACGCGGAGCCGTAACATGGCGGATATCGGCGGCATCAAACTCACGAGCATGGCGAAGCCAAAAGAGTCACTGAAGACGGGCAGTCCCGGCAAACTGTCGCCCGACCCGTGGAGCTACGAACACCGAATCTCCCTCGATCAAGACGCGCTCTCAAAGATGGGAGTAGCAGGCACGCCGAAAGTCGGAGACGTGTTTCACGTCATGGGCGAAGGTCACGTCCACTCGGTCAACTCCAATTCTTCGCTTGAAGGCAAACCCTCACTGAGCGTCGGTGTGCAGCTTCGAAAGATGGGGATGAAACCGAAGACGAAAGGCGGCGCGCTCGGCGCCGTCAATCAGGGCATCAAAGACGCGGAGTAAAGTATGACAGTCGGCTCGTCGGATATGGGCGACGGCAGCGATCTCATAGGAGACGTGTCGGGCCAAGAGGCGAGCGGCCAATCGGGCGCAGGCGGCGGCGCCCTGAACGCAGTCAACTCCGGCATCGAGCAGGCATCGCAGGATGCCGACAAGCAGAAACAGCAACTCGAAACCGAGCGCAAACTCGTCAAACAGAAAATGATCGAGTACGCGGAGGCGCGCGACTTCGACAAGGCGGCGCGCATGACCTACGCGCAAGACCGCAAGTATGCCGCCGGCCTTTCAGATCCCTCATGGGCGAGCGATGCGAACCTGATTGGATCGTTCATCGACATCCTGACGAGTTTCCTCTACGCGCAGAACCCTGACGTTAGCGTCAAGGCGGCGGAACAAGTCGGCAATCAGCCGAACGACGACAATACGCAATTCGCGGAGTCAATGGAGTTGATCGTCTCCGCGCTTTGGCGCAAAGCCATCCTGAAGAAAGCAGCGAAGCGCATGGTACGCTCGTCGCTCAGTGTCGGAATTGGATGGGTCAAAGCCTTGATGTGGAGCGCGAAGCGCCCGCAGCCGACCGTCGAGAAAGAGTTGCACACGGCGGAGGCGCAGGCCGCGCGACTGTCGGAGCAGATCACGATAGCGCGTGAGAAGGGCGACGACTGCGACGACACTCTGGTTAACCAGGCGCACATCGCCGCCCTGATAGCAGGGCTGCGCGCGAAGATCATGCTCAATAAGAACTACGGCATGAACGTGGACCACTGCCGCTCGGAAGACATTCAGATATCGCTCGACGTATCCAGCACGCAGGATTACCTGTCGGCCGATTGGATGTCGGAAGATATTTACAAACCGAAGAAGTCACTCCGCGCCCTCTTTCCCGTTCTCACCGAGGAAGACGTGCAGCGCGCGACCGTGTACTACCAGAAGAACGTGCCGGCGAACGCGAAGGGCGACATCCTGCAAGCCGCGACCGGCGACGAAGCGAGCGACGGGACGTACTCGAAAGTCGCACCGACGACGCAGATGGGCGGCGGCAAGCCGGTCGAGTTCGTGAAGATCGTCGAATTTTGGGACCGGCGAGACTCCAACATCTATACCATGTGCGACGGCATAGAACGGTGGCTCGTCGTGCCGTATGTGCCTCCGCAGGCTTCGACACGGTTCTACCCGTACTTCGGACTTGAACTCTTCCCGGTTGACGGGCATAGGCATCCGCAGTCGCTTGCATGGCGCCTTCGCAAGCTGCAAGACGAGTACGCTGCTTGCCGCTCGAATCAGCGGCTGACACGCGAGCGATCAATTCCCGGCCTGATCTTCAATCGCGGCGCCATGTCGCCGGAAGACGCGAAGAAACTGGAGTCGAGCGTCATCGCGGAGATGGTCGGCATAGCGCCCACCGATATCAACGTGCCGCTGCAAACGATCATCATGGCGAAGCCACTGCCGACCGTGGACACCCGTTTGTGGGACAGCAGTTCGATCCGCATGGACATGGAATCCATCAGCGGCGTGCAAGAGGCGTTGCAGCAACAGACTTCGCAGCAACCGAAGACCGCGACGGAGGCGCAGATTCAGCAAACCGGCTTCGCGTCGCGCACGGCGGCCGACCGGGACACCCTTGAAGACGTGCTGACCGATCTCGCCATCTACACGGGCGAGACGTCCATTCAAGAGATCGACCCGAACGCGGCGCAGCGCATCGCTGGCCCGATGGTTTTCTGGCCGGCGGGCATGGACGTGCAAGACCTGTTGACGATGGTAGACATCCAGATCGACGCAGGCACGACCGGCAAACCGAACATGCAGGCCGACAAGGCGAATTGGGCGACTATCCTGCCGATGCTTCAGAAACTCGTGGTCCAGGTTCGCCAGGTTCAACAGACCGATCCGGCCCTCGCGGACGCGCTCAAGGCGTTGCTAGAGGAAACCCTCAAGCGCATGGACGACCGGCTGGATATCAATCAGTTTTTCCCGCAGACGCCTCCGCCTCCGCAGCCGAAACCGGCTCCGCCGCCGCCCAATGTGTCGGTGCAACTCAAGGGAGTGCTACCGGCTCTCGACGCGGCCGTCATCGGGGCGAACGCTGCCGGGCTGCCTCCCGACGCCATCAACGCGGCGGGCGGCGCAGGCGGCCCTCCGGCGATCCAGCCGGGCGCCCCGGATCACCCTGGCGCGCACATCGCAGACGGAGAGATACCGCTGCACCCTCATATGCCGGAGCCTTTGCCAGCGGCACAGAAGACGCCTGAAAAGGGCGGCGATACGCAGAAACCCACCACATGAACGGAGTAGCAGACAATGGCCGACGAAGATATCGAGTTGAACGAGCAAACCCCGGTCGAAGGCGAACAGACAGAATCGCAAACCCCGGTCGAGACGCCGGCAGAGGGCGAGACGCCTACGGGCGATTCGAAGTCAGCATTGGATGTGATCTCGGAAGCTGTCGAGCAGGCCAGCAAGCCGCGCACGATCACGCCAAAGGCCGACGAACAGGCACAGACGGATACGCGCCCGCGCAACGCGGATGGGACATTCAAGGCTGAGACGGACGAAGAAAAGGCCGCCCGCGAGAAGAAAGACGCCGACGAGATAGCGCGCAAGAACGAGACGCCGGAGCAGAAGGCCGAGCGCGAGAAGAAAGAGGCGGAAGCTGCCGCCGCGAAAAAACCCGACCCTATCAATGACCCTATCGAGAAAGGGACGAACGAGCGCACCGCGAAGCGGATGCAGGAACTGATCGACATCGTGAAACAACAAAACGTGCTTGTAGATCAGCACGGGAAGTTGTTCGACGCCATCCAAGGTACGGGCGCGTCGCCGGAAGAATTCGCCGCGATGGTCAACTACATGAAAGCCGCACGGTCGAGCGATCCGGCAATCATGGAGCAGTCCTATAAGATGCTTCAGTCGGAGTTGCGCGCCCTTGCGGTCCGCATGGGCAAGCCGCTCTATGAAGTGAATCTGCTCCGCGATCCGGCCAACAAGGATCTTGTGGACGAGATTCAAGCCGGCTCGCTGACGAGCAACCGCGCGCATGAGATCGCGCTTCAACGTGAGACTGTGCGCTACCGCGATGCCCATAATCAGCGGACACAGAGCGCAACGCAGACCGCAGCGCAGAAAACAGCGGACGAACAAACCGGCCGCTCCGAACTTGATGCGCTCGACGCGGAATTGCGAAAGCGGGACGGTGACGGAGTTTTCGAGGCGAAGTACGATATTCTAGTCCCCGCGCTCGAAGACGTGATGCAACGCTCGAACCCGCGCGAGTGGAAAGGAATCTTTCTGGCCGCGTACAACAAAATCAAGGTGAAGCCTCCGGCCGCCGCTGCGCCC